GCCGAGTACGACGAGCTGCGGGTGCAACAGCAGACCTTTGCCGAGGAGGCTTCCGAGCTCCATGCCAAAGCAACTGCCTCGGCCCAGTCAGAGCGCCTGGCACTGACCCAGGTGGCGGAGCTTCGGCAACTCGTGGACCAGCTTCAGTCGCAGATCACGGAGGTGGCCCAACAACGTGCTTCCGGGGATAAGCGACTGGAGCAAGTTGAGTTTGCGAGGCGGATCTTGGAAGCCCGACTACAGGAGCTTCAGGAACTGGCCAGATCTGAGCGCGGGAGCCTGATGGAACATGCCAGATCTGTCGAAAATCGTGCGGCAAGGGAAATCGACCAAGCCCGTCAGCAGATCAAAGAGCTGCAGGCCAAATTGGCTTCTGCAGAGAAGCTTCGCACTACAACCGAACAATCACTTACCAGTGCTTTGAATGCAGCCCAGAAAGCAGCGACTGAAGCGGCGACAGAGATGGACCGGCAACGATCGAGATCCCAGGTTCTAGAGGAACAATTGACCAAGATTCCTGCGGCTATCGAGGCGGCTTTGCGTGGTAAACGTAAGCTTCCAGTCCCTAGGAAGGCAAAGGCAAAATAGTTCATCGCGCACCGTAGATGTCTACGTCTGCACATAACTGTTCGAAAACATCTGCGTCGGTTGCTCAGCTTTTCTGCTCGAAGTGCCCTAAGTTTTCTGCGGTGAACAGCGGGTACTATTGGCATTATGTGACTCGTCACGCAAATGCCCTCAGCATTTGTCGACCCGTCCACTGAACAAGTAGCACTGTTACATGGCGCTTGGTAGCAGATTTACCTGCTTCGTCAGAAGTGATCCAGAGCCAGACCCAGCGGAGCCGGCCATATGCAATTTCGCATAATGTATATTATGTTCGCCTTGTTCGGACATTGGTGGCCAGCACGATGGCACGGCTCCTGCTGCGACGACGGCCCCCGACATGGAGTCTGCAAAATGCGTGATCGCAAACTGACCGGCCCTTGGGCCGGTTTCGCGTTTAAGGGTGGCCGTCTCGTAACGCCCGAAGGCCGTGAGCTGCTGCCGGAAGACCTTGCGTGGCTCGGGCTGACTGCTGCACTTGCCCAGGAGTACCGCCGCCTGCTGGATCAGGAAAAGCGCGGTTTGCGGGGTGGTGTGCGTCACAACGCGGAACCATGCCCAGTGGTCCCGATGCTACCGGCGCTGAAACGCTCTGCACGCGCGTAAGGCGTGAAGCGTATCCGTAGGGGCTATGCCCCTACACCCCGGCTACTTGCAGGCGTTATAGACCGCGTCGTCCATCGTGCGGGATACGGCGAAGGAGCGCCGATGACCAGCTGCCCTGTAAACGGCGTCGCGCTGTGCTCTGGCACTCTCGCAAGCACCGCTGGAAGAAACAGTCCGCGATGGGATAGAGGCACCAATCGCGCGACCACCGCCGGTAGAAGCCGTGTACGGCCTTTGCGCAGCCCGGCGCTGCCTGACCTCGCGATCCATGTCCGCAAGCCTTGCACGAAGATACGGATTGTCAGCGTCAGGCACAGCGTCCCAAGCCCTTACAGCCTGCCCAGGACACGGCTGCGACTGATACGACACCGGCTTACCCGGCACCACGCACTTGTAGACCTGCTGCTGCGCGGAAACACTGCCGGCAACTGCCAGCAGCATGAAAGCAAGAATTCCCCTGTACATCGCCTACTCCATGGTGACGTAGGCGCGATGATACCCAACCACGCACAATGGGATTTAAGTGACGTGTCACTTAAAGGGTGGAGGTCGGCGGCGTATAGCCGCTGATCGTCGCCGCCGGATTGCGTGGAAACACATCAGCCCGCTTGCCTGACGTATGCCCGATGACCACACCGGGAGCCGCAGCACCGCCGTCGTCACTCGCTACGCTCGCAACGCCGGCAGTGCCGCCGCTCGACAGGTTGTACAGGCGCGGGTCGGCCTCACGCTGCGGAGCAACGTAGGGCCACGCCGTGGCCACCAGCACGTGCTCACCGGACGCGATGCGCACGCCGTACAGCTCGACCGACACGTCAAAGCCCAGCGCCTCCAGCTGGGCCAACTCCAGTTGCTCAACGACGTTGTTGCCGGTATCGATCCACTGCACCCAAGCCCGTGTCCGTGTTCCCACCTGGGCGACGGCTGCAAGTCGGATACGGCCCCGGTCCCGAAGCTCAACCACATACCGCTGTTCGGGCCTCAAATCCGCCAGCGGATCAGGTGCCGGCAGCGCAGGCACCGGCGATACCCCTTGCAGCGCCCCCGTCGCGCCCTCTGTGCCCTCAGAGCGTAGGAAGTTACCGTCCACGTCAAACACCTGCGTACCCTGCCCCACAGTCGTCTGTGCGGCCACAGGGGCATCCTTGTGCGGATCAGGTTTCTTGCCCTTGTTGAAGAACGACAGAAAGAAGTACAGCCCGACGCCGCCGACCACCACGAAGATCACGGCTCGGAAGGCCATTGCCGCCCAAACGCTCTTGCTGCCTTCCTCGTAGACCTCCACATTCTCCGCCCCCGGCGCGTAGCCGTCGTAGAGCGGGAAGATCTTCGGATCGTACTTCAGCGTGGCACCGCCGATCTTTTCGAACTTGCCCGCCGAAACGGTCTGAAAATACGTCACGCGGTAGCGGCCTTTCATGCCCACCGCGCTCAGCTTCTGGAAGCTGTTCTTCTTCTCGATGCGAGCCTTAACCGCGGTGTGCAGCCGGTTGATCCACTGCGTAAGGATCACCGCGTCGCCACCATTCTGGCCGAGCAGCGCCCAAAAATTCTCGATCTCCGGCGGCAACGGCTTGCGCTCATTGACGTAGAACTCATGCACCTCATCAATGACGATCAACGAATCCTTGAACTCATCCGGGATGCACCATGCCCCGCTCTGTTCATCACGCGAGCAGGCAAAAAACGACTTCACATCCTTGGTGTCCACCGTCACCAGCAGCGCCCGAACGTCGCTTTCGGCAACGCCCAGGTGCGCGGCAATCTTGTCGTGCCGCAGACCGTTGAGCCGAGCGAAAACACGCCGGCCTTTGGCGAGCGCCGGAAGAATGTGGCTCTTCACCGCGTCATAGCTCTTGCCCGCGCGGGGCACGCCTTCATTGAATACCAGCATTACCAGATCCCCAGCGTCAGCACGCGACGCGCAATGAAAAAGATGGCCGCAACCCCGATCAGCGTCAGCGCCGGCCCAATCTGAAACACCTCGGCAAACCAAAGAATCGTATTACCCGCCTGCCCCAACATCGAACCGATGCTTTGGTTCTTCATGAAATCCGGCACCGGCATGAGGTTCAGCACGTACAGAATCGCGCTCAGCGACTGCTCCAACCACATCACGAACAGATCACCGATAAAGCCGGTGAACGCGTCCCACACGGCCTTGATGGCCTTCCAGATCCAACCCGTAAGGTCATCCAGCCACCCAGCCTGCATTGCGAAGCTCAACTGCCCCGTTTGAACGTTCATCAGGTCACCGCGATACGGAGGGCGAAATAAGCCGCGATGGCGAGAATCACGTATCCCGCCGCGTGCAAGAACGCCAAGAAATTTCCCGAGCAATGACCGTCGTAAGTCATCGCCTGCCAGTACTTCGAAGCCGAAAGCGAGAACACCGGGCATGACCCGCCACCGGGAACGGTCATGAAGGAAGAAATTCCCCCCATGATCGGCGCAGCCTGCACCTGCGAGTAGAAGTCCGACATCACAGACTCCACGGTCTTGTCGCTCTTCTTGTAGAGCTCATCAACCGGTGCTACTGAGCCGGCCCCATCGTCCTCTCCATCCCCATCACCGTCCGACCCGTTGCCGCTACCGGAGCCATCACCGCTGCCACCGTTAGACTGCCCTGCCGCGCCGTTACCCGAAGCGCCGCTACCCGAGCTTCCGTAGCTGGACCCGTAGTTGTTGATCGTGCTGTTGTTGGTCGTAGTCGTGCCACCTTTGGTTTCCGAAACCTTGACCAACGCGTCAGCGATCTTCTCCCAGTCACCGCCATTGGCCGGTGGTACAGGCGGCACCTTCGACGCCTTGCCGTCAGGAACATTCGACGCCGCCTCATTGCCTGACGTCTTAATGCCGGACTCGCCGGGTTTGAAGCAAAACTGTTTGTTCTTTCCCGTGCAGATCGTGCCATCACTCTTGACGCACTGAGTCAACGTGCCCTGCTGCACGCACTGATCCTCATTACCGGTTGTCGGCTCCTGCGCCGGATTTCCAGAGCTGCACGACTGCCCGGTAGGCGCAAGCCTCGACGCACGCGTGAACGTGTCACCACCCACAGTCGTGGTGCCATATGTCTCTCCCCCACCAAGTACCGGGGCGAACGCACAGCCGCCCGAGCAGCTAGACGATTCGGCCGATTTGTACCTGGCATTGACCAGATCAGGGCGCGCCGAACAGGACTTCGCTGCAGCCCAATAGAACTTACTCGGCGAAAGAGTGTTTGACAGGTTGCCCAGCGAGCCGCCGTCAGTAACGAACGCCTCAAACACGCCATGACCAGAGACACCAGCAGCGGGATTACAGGTAGATCCCGTCCAGCGAGTTCCGGATGAGCCGGCACGTCGTTGAATTTCGGCAAGGCCGACCGCTGCACCCTGCAAGCACATGGAGTATGCAGCTCCTTGGTCACAGCCATCACCCACGCGGCAGCCAGTTGGCCCCGTTACCACCTGCGCCGAAGCAACGTGCACCGCCAGCAGATTCAGCACGACGATGCAAAGCACAACCACGACCCGGATCATGCGTCCAGCCCCTTCACGCCAGCGATGCCGCACGCAGCACCGAGAAAACCACATAGCACCAGAATGATCATTTCCCGTCTCCCTCAAAGAGAAAGGGCGGTCAACTGACCGCCCCACCCTCGCCACCCTTCGATCAACCGAAGAAGCCGGCGACCTTCTTTGCACCCCACTTGGTGAAGCCCACCAGTGCGATCAGCGCGGCTGCGCCGATCATTGCGGTAACGGCGTCGCCAGTGCTCAGACCCGAAAGAATCTCACCCATGTTGTTGCTCCTCTTTGATTGATGGTTTTTGGCCGGCTCACTTGAACATCGCCGCGACGCTGCCAGCCAGACGCCCCGCGACAAACCACACGACTACAAGCCCGCAGCACGTCCCGAACCACTCCAGCGCTTCCACCGGATCCGGCTTCTGGAACACCTGCTGGACGACCTCATAGACCCCGTATTCCGAACTGCTGACCAGCACGTAGCCCGTGCACTCCCCCACCGGCTGACCGGTCGGGATCAACGTGCCGTCCTGGGCGAGGGCTACGCACAGGGCCATGGGTTAGGCCTTACCCGGTGCCGGGCCCGGCGCGGGCGACGGCGTGAGCAGGCGAATGCGACGACCAAAGTCAAGGCCGCCATACTTGTTCGATTCCAGCGACGTGGGGCACAGCTCGTAGGTGCCCGGCTTGTACGGTTGCTGGTCTTCATCCAGCGTCAGCTTGAACGGCAGCGGAAAGTCACCGTCGCGCAGCACGGCTGCTTTCTGCTCGCGAAAATTCACTGCCGGCTTGCCATCGCGAGCCGGAAACGAGCGGGTTTCAACCGCTTCAGTCATCACCTGTACTTTCATAGCTCTATCACCTTCCACGCTATTGTTCGGCCCCCGAAAAAAGTCACGCGCCACGGACTGGGCCAAAATTCGCCCGTGAGCTTGTCGAACCAACCGCCCTTTGCTTTGCGAATGTCGGCATCAGGGCCGAGCACCTCCCGGGCGGAACTGGGAGATTTCCACCAGCGCAATTCGCGCTTGGATTCATCGTTGAGACCACCGCACCCCGACGTGCGGAAGCCCTTTGGAAACTTGCCTGCGACAAGGCTTGTGAACTTGCTTGCGTACTTCGCGAGATAGCCGACAGCGTTGCGCGCTTTCTCCATCTGCGACATGCCATGCGGCCACCAACCGCGCTGATCGACCTTGCCGAAGTACATGCCTTTCGGCACCCAGATCAGGAGGTGATAGTGGGGACGGCCTGCAAGGGTGAGTTCGCCCACCCAGAGATAACGGAACACCTGACCGACAAACCGTTGGGCGCGGGTTCGAGCGCGATTGAAGTGGCGCCGCATGAACCTAAGAAGCTCGCTAACGTCGCGAGGGCTGCAACGGCTTCCATCTCGGTAGGTGAGCGTGAGCATGTACCACGCCCCACGGAAGCCCGTGGCTTTCGCTTCTTCATCATGCAACCTCGCACTCGTAATGACGTTCTTCCGCAGACGTCGTGCGCGCGACAGATCGCGATCAATTTCTATGGACACCCGCCCCTGTTTCGGCGTGTCGTGTCCACTTGTTTTGTAATGGACAAGCCCAAGGGCCAGCGCTTCGCGCTGG